TCGTTGTTTGTGATTTGCCAATAATGGCGGGGGTGGGGGATAATGGTCATTTGGTCTGTTCCTTTCAGGTTGTTGTCCCTTGTTTGTAAAGTAGGCGGGTTTTGTTGTCAAACAATCTTTTTATAAACTTTACCCTTCACCGAATTGAAGCCCGGTTTGTTGTTCAAATGGTTGGACAGGGCCGATTGGGTGATCCCGTGTGTTTTGACGGCGTCGATTGCCGACCGGAAGCGTTCGCCGGTGGTGACACATTCGATCACCGTTGAACGTGGTTTCGGCAAAGTAACAAGACCAAGTTCGCAACGTTTGGCGGCCGTGGCGCGCATTGCCAAACCTTCGTTGTCAGAAACGTCGAACACGTCAACGACATAAAGGCGATCGAAATCCACAAGCGGGTTGTTTCGGGCGTCCGAAATGGTCAACAGTTGCGACAAGCGAATGTGACCGACGTGAACGGTTTCCAGCGTGTAAGCGTCGTGTAATGTGTAGGAACACCATTCTTTCGTAAATTCGTTTGGTTTACCGATTGTCGTCGATTTGATTGTCGTTTTCATATTTTGTGCCTTTTACATTAGAGAGAAGTAATATTAATATTATAGATATATAGATATTAGTATATTAGATAATACTTAAAGAAGAATGAAAAGTCAAACTTGTTGTTATATAGATATGGAACGATTCAATCGTTTCGGCGGATTCGGACGGGGTCTTCGTCCCGGATCGCGCGCCAATCGTTTGTTTTGACAAAATTTCGCTGAAACTGTAGGATTATTTGGAATCAACCACTATTCAGGGCGAAAAATGACCGTTGAAATGCAGGTTTCGAAATTCCGGGGAATTAAGCCGTGGCTGGCAAGGGCAACGGTCGGCGCGCCACGGTTATATGCCGACCCTGAACTGTTGCGGCTGGCTGTTTTGGAATATTTCGAATGGATCGAAGCTAATCCGTTGAAATCGGTCAAGGTTGGCTTTTCTTATGGTGCCGCCGTGACCCATGAAATCGAACACCCGCGCGCCATGACAAAGGGCGGTTTGGCCATGTTTTTGGGTATCACCCACCAAACGCTGAACGATTGGAAGGAAACCCGCGAAGACCTGAAACCGGTGATCGAATGGGCGGAACGTTGCATTTGGAACCAAAAGTTCGAAGCCGCCGGGGCTGGCCTGTTGAACGCGCGGATCATAAGTCAGGAGCTTGGCCTTGCTGACCGTCAAATTCACACGGTTAACGCACCCGGATTCACGATCGCGCCACCCGCCGAAGGGCTGTCACCCGAACCGCCGATTCACGGTGAAACATGACGACAATCAGCTATTTGACAGGGCTTCCGTTCCCGCCGGCGGTGGTCATGCAACCGGTGATCGACGTTCCGCTTCCCATGTCTTACGAACAGTTTCGCGGCACCCACCCGCTTGAAAAAATCGAAGTCAAATCGTCCCAATCATTCGCCATTGAATTAAGCGATCCACAGTTTCATTTTGTCATGTCGCGCGCCAAATTCCCCGCCATGGTCGCCGGTTATGGTGCCGGCAAAACGGAAGCGGCCATATTGCGCGCGCTTCGGTTGAAACTAGACTATCCCGCCCAAAACGTCGGTTATTATTTGCCAACTTATGGCCTGATCAAACAAATCGTTTTCCCGCGCATGGAACAATTGTTGACGGCGCATGGTTACGCGTATTTGTTGAACGAAACCGACAAAACCCTTCAAATCTATGGCATGACCGGAATGATCATTTTCCGCACCATGGACGCGCCCGAACACATAATCGGTTATGAACATGCCGACGCTATTTGCGACGAATTGGACACGCTGAAGACCGACAAGGCGGCGGAAGTGTGGCGGAAGGTGGTCGCGCGTAACCGCCAAAAGAAACCCGACGGCAAACCGAACACAATCGGCGTCGCCACCACCCCGGAAGGCTTCAAATTCGTTTATCAGAAATGGCGTCAAAAGCCGCTGATCGGGTCACAGGTGATCAAGGCTTCGACCATGTCGAACGCAAAGAACTTGCCGCCTGACTATATCGACACGTTGCGCGACAACTACCCGGCGCAAATGCTGGAAGCCTATATCAACGGCGAATTCGTCAACCTGACGCAAGGATCGGTTCACCCTGAATTCGACCGCCGCCTGAACGCTTGCACCACCAAAATGGAACCGGGCGAAACGCTTCACATTGGCGTCGATTTCAACGTTGGCCACATGGCGGCGGCTGTTCATGTGTTGCGCGAAGGCGTTCCCCATGCTGTCGCCGAACACGTCGATTTGCTGGACACCCCGACGCTGATCGCCTCACTGAAACGAATTTACCAATCGCCTGAACTGAAGGCCGCCGGCAAGGCACACCGAATCATTTGTTATCCTGACGCGTCGGGCAAATCGCGGAAATCGGTCAATGCCAGCGAATCCGACATTTCACTTTTGAAACAAGCCGGCTTCCTTGTTCTGGCCAAATCGACGAATCCGTTCGTTCGTGATCGTGTGGCCGCAATGAACAAACAGATTCACAATCAAAACAAAAGAATGTATAAAGTGAATGTTGACGCTTGTCCGTATCTGACCGAAGGTTTGGAAAAACAGGCTTATGACAAAAACGGGGAACCTGATAAAACGTCCGGCATTGATCACATTATCGACGCCGCTGGTTATTTTATCGCGTATAGGTTCCCGATTGTGCATGGCAAGGCCATTCAAACCAACCTGAAGGGAACTTGACGAATGGCCATTGACAGCGAACACCCCGATTATACGAAGCGAAAAACCCAATGGGACAAATTGCGCGATTGCGCTGAAGGTCAGGAAGCCGTTCATTCGGCCGGGGTGAAATACCTTCCGAAATTATCGGGTCAAAACGCTGAAGAATACAAGGCATACATGAACCGCGCGCTGTTTTATGGCGCAACGGCCCGGACGATCGACGGGTTGACCGGCATGGTGTTTCGCAAAGCCCCGGTGATCGAAGTTCCCGCCGGCTTGAAAGACATGATCGCCGACGTCACGCTGGACGGAATGGATTTGACCGGGTTCGCCGAATCAATCGTTGACGATGCTGTCACCGTGGGTCGCGCCGGGATTCTGGTCGATCACCCGGCCACGCCGGCCGGCACCACCAAGGCGATCGCCGAATCGCTGAACGTTCGCCCGTTCCTGAAGCATTACGCGGCCGAATCAATATTCAACTGGAAGACCGCAAGCCGCAACAACGCGCTGGTTTTGACGCAAGTTCGCCTTTGGGAAGCCGCACCGATCGGCACCGGCGAATTCGACGACAGCGAACGCAAACAGATTCGCATTTTGGATTTCAACGAAGCCGGCCAATATCGTCAGCGCGTTTTCGTCGAAAAGAAAACAATCGGTGCCGACGGTGAAAAATGGGAACTGTTGCCCGGTTCTGAAGTGATTCCGTTAAAAGGCGGCGTCCCGTTGAATTTCATTCCGTTCTATTTCGTCGGCGTGAAAAACGGTTTGCCTGACGCCGAAAAACCCCCGCTTATTGACCTAGCGAACGCCAACCTGTCGCATTATGTTTCGACGGCCGACCTTGAACACGGCGCGCACTTCACCGGCCTTCCGACGGCCGTGATCACTGGCCATAGTGACGAAGTGACCGAAGGCGTCGCGGCCCCCGAATATCGGATCGGCGCGGCGACCGCGTGGGTGTTCCCGAACGCCGAAACCGAAGTCAAATATTTGGAATTCGAAGGTCAAGGGTTGGAAGCACTGGAAAAACGCGTTGCCAAAAAAGAGGAATACATGGCGTTCCTTGGCGCGCGCATGTTGGCACCCGAAAAGAAAGCCGTCGAAGCCGCTGAAACGGCCGCGATCCACCGCGCCGGCGAAACCAGTGTGTTGGCTTCGCTTGCGGCCGCTGTCGGTCAGGCGATTGAAGAAGCTGTCACGTTCATGGCCGAATGGGCCGGTGCGTCGGGCAAGGTCACGATCAAGCTGAACAACGATTTCACGGCCGTCAAAATGACCGCGCAAGAACTGACCGCGCTGTTCCAAACCTATCAGGGCGGCGGCATGGCGTTTGCCGACTTCCTATGGAATCTGAAGCGTGGCGAAATCATTCAGGAAGACCGCACCGAAGATGAAATTCGTTCGGAAATCGAAACCGCCAACCCCATGGGTGAAGGCGGCGGGGACGGTGATCCGACAGGTGCCGGCAATGGCGGGGAATAAACCAGCAATCACATATTTGAACGGCGTATTTTTTCCGGTGCATGTCGGGGTGGCGTTCAACGAAACCGACTATTTGCGCGAAATGAAACGAATGGTCGTCGAAAACCCGCCTGATTTTCATGGTTCGGCGGCAAGCATGAAATCGTTCAGGGACAAGAAAGGCGCGTTGACGCTGATTGTGTGTTTCGACCCGATCAAACACCGTCGGCTTCACCGCAATCAAAATGTTTCATTGATCGCCCACGAATGCGTTCATGTTTCCGACGCTATATTTGAACAAATCGAAGAACACAAACCGGGCGACGAAACCCGGGCTTATTTGGTGCAATATCTGTTGCAAGAAATACTTTATTTAATGGATGATTTTGTAAAATGCCGCAAAAAATAAGAATCAGCGTCAACGACGAAATTCAGGATCGCACCATTCGACACGCGGCCTTTCTTGAACGCTATAAATTGGGCGAAGTGAAAAAAATCCGGGCGGTGTTGAACGGGTCGATCCTGCCCGACATTCGCGCCAAAATCGAAAAGCGGCTGGACAAAATTCTTCAACGCGGTTCTGACCTCGGGCCTGAAACCACCGCGCGCCTGAAGGAACTTGAACGCGAAGTGACGATTCTCGCCGATCGCATGGCGGCCGACGTTCGTCAGGTGATCACCGCCGACATGACCGACCTGACGCGCGACGAAATGGATTGGCAAGTCAAAACGATCAAGGAATCGTTGGGCTTTGACCTTGAAATGGTCGTCCCCGCCGTTCGTTCGGTGGTTGCGGCGACCAAGGCGACGTCGTTCGCGGGTTCGACGCTTGACCAGTGGTTCGACAGCCTGTCACGATCGACGCAACGAAACATTATGACGGCCGTGAATCGCGGGATCGTCGAAGGCGAAACGACCGAACAAATCATTCGGCGCATTCGCGGCACCAAGGCGTTGAATTACACCGACGGCGTGTTCGAAACCACCCGCCGGCAAGCGGAAACCGTCGCGCGATCGACGATCAACCACGTCACGAATCAATCGCGCTTGGAACTGTTCAAAGAAAACGACGACATAATCGCCGGCCTGAAGTGGACGGCCACGCTGGACAGCCGAACAAGCCTGACGTGTGCGGGGCTGGACGGGAAGGTGTTCCCGCTTGATAAAGGCCCACGCCCACCGGCACACCCGAATTGCCGTTCGACCATGACGGCCGTTCTGAAGGATTGGGAATCGCTCGGGCTGAAAAATGTTCCTGAAGGAATGCGCGCGTCGATCGACGGTCAAGTTCCAGCGTCCACGACCTACGGCGAATGGTTGCGCCGTCAGCCGGTCGGCGTTCAAAAAGAAGTGTTGGGCAAAACGCGAATGAAACTTTTCAACGAAGGCAAACTTGATATTTCACGGTTTACCAGCGACGGTTTGGAACCGCTGAATCTGTCGCAATTGGCCGCCTTGGAAAAAACCGCTTTCAAAAAGGCCGGCGTTCAATTATAATTTTACAACATGTTGTATGTTCTAGGGACATAAACACCCAATCAACCACTATTCCAAGGGAATGACAAAATGACCATTGCAGCGAAAATCAAAAAGGCCGTCGAAGACGGAAAAACCACGGACGAAATCAACGCGATCATAAACGAACACGTCGAATCGGAAGTGACCGGGCTTAAAAATAAAAACTCCGAATTGCTTGGCGATTTGAAGAAACAGAAAAAAACGACCGACGATCTGACGACCCGCCTTGAAACGCTGGAAGAAGAAAAAGAAGCGATCGAAGCCGAAAAGAACAGCAAGTCGGGTGACGTTAAAAAAATCACCGAAGATTTGGAAAAGAAGCATAAAAAAGAAATCGACAAGCTGACAAATCAGCTTGCGGAAAAAGACGGTGAAGTCACCGCAAAAACTAAGCTGTTGAACACTCACATTGTTGGGGAAGGTTTGACGGCGGCACTGGTCAAAGCGAAGGTCAAGCCGGAATTTATGGCGGCGGCAAAAGCGGTGATTCAGGCAGAAACACAGGGCGAAGTCGTTGACGATAACGGCAAGCCTGTTGCGAAATTCAACGGCAAAGCTGTTGAAGAATTCGTCACCGGTTGGGCGCAAACGGACGCTGGAAAGCATTTCGTGGCGGCTGATTCCAACAGTGGAGGCGGTTCCAATGGAACAAATGGTTCGGGCAAGGCTTCGACCAATACCACGAAAAAGACCATGACCCGCACCGAATTTGACGCTTTGCCTGTCGCTGACAAGTCGAAAGTATCAATTGAAGGTGTGCAATTGGTCGAAGGCTAACTTTAACCCGAAACCATACACACAAAGGAACAAAATTATGGCTAATACCTTAACCAACCTGATTCCCGACGCCTATAAAGCGTTGGACGTCGTTTCCCGCGAACTCGTCGGCCTGATTCCGGCGGTGACGCTTGATCCTGACGTTTCCCGCGCGGCCGTCAACCAAGTCGTTCGTTCGCATGTTGCACCGGCAGCGGCCGCAACCGACATTACCCCGGGCGTGACCCCGCCGGATGATGGCGACCAAACGATCGGCAACAAGTCGATCACGATCACCAACGCGAAACGCGTTCCGTTCCGCTGGAATGGTGAACAGTCGCTTGGTATCAACAACGGCGGCCCCGGCGTTCTGTCGATCCAACAGAATCAAATCGCACAGGCCATTCGCACCCTGACCAACCTCGTTGAAGCCGACCTTGCGCTTCTTTCGAAGAAGTTCAGCCGCGCATACGGCACCGCCGGCACCACGCCGTTCGGCACCGCCGGCGATTACACCGACGCTTCGGAAACAATGCGTATTCTGAAGGACAACGGTTCGCCGCTGACCGACAACCACCTGATCCTGAACACGGCCGCCGGCGCAAAGCTGATCGGCAAACAGTCACAGGCTTACATGCAGGGCAACGATTCCATGCTTCGTCAGGGTGTCTTGCTTGATCATGCCGGCATGTCGCTTCGTGAATCGGGTCAAATCCTGACGTCCACGGCGGGAACCGGTGCTTCGGCAACGACTGACAACGCCGGTTATGCTGTCGGCGCAACTGTGATCACGCTGGCTTCGGCTGGCACCGGCACGATTGTTGCCGGCGACGTGATCACCTTCGCGGGTGATACCAACAAGTATGTTGTGACTTCCGGCGACGCTGACGTTTCCGGTGGTGGCACGATCACGCTTGCGGCCCCGGGCCTTCGCGTGGCAATGTCCGCCGCGACCAAGGCGATCACCATTGTTGCCGCCGCCGCGCGCAACATGGCGTTCAACCGTTCGGCGATCATCCTTGCGACCCGCCTTCCTGCAATGCCTGAAGGTGGCGACATGGCGGCCGATACGGCGATCATTACCGATCCCCGTTCGGGCCTGTCGTTCGAACTTGCACAGTACAAGCAATACAAACAGAACCAATATGAAATTGGCCTTGTTTGGGGTGCCGAAGTGATCAAGGTCGAACACACCGCGCTGTTGCTCGGTTAATCGAACGATTCGTTGGGGCCGGCATAAAAACCGGCCCCTTCGTTCGTATTTTTCAACCATTGAAGGAAGCCAATCATGTCAAACCAAACTTGCGAAACTGTCAAAATCAAGTCGTCCCATCCCAAAAGTCAGGGCGATTTTGTCGAAATCAACAAAGCCGATTTCGACAAATCCAAACACGAATTATTCGTCGAAAAAGGCGCGAAGGCACCGGCCGCAACCGGTGGTTCGAAAGCCCCGTCGATCCCGCTTTCTGTCACCGCGCAAAAGCTGGTTGACGATAACGGGCTGGACGTGTCGAAAATCGTCGGCACCGGCACCGACGGCGCGATCACTGTCGCCGACGTGAAAGCCGCTGTTGCGGCGAAGAAAGCAATCAAAGCCAGCCCGGAAGCGATCGCATTCGCTGAAGAAGCTGGTTTCGACCTGACCGGCGTTGAAGGCACCGGCCCGGACGGTGAAATCACTGTCGAAAACGTTCAGGACGCGATCGAAAAAGCTGAAGAAGAAAGCGCGTAAACCATGACTTTAACCGTAGGCACCGACACATATTTGTCTTTGACAGACGCCAACACCTACTGGTCAAACCGCAACAACGCGGTTTGGTCGGCGGCGGCGACGGCTGACAAGGAAAAGGCGTTGCGCGAAGCGACGCAATATGTGGACGGTGCCTTCAGTTTTATCGGTTATCAGGTGATAACCAACGTTTTGGCATGGCCGCGCGACGGTGTGCTGATCGAACAGGGAAATTTCGCCGGCGTGTCGTATGACAACGTGACGATCCCGCCCCAAATTAAAAACGCCGTGGCCGAACTTGCGCTTGACGCATTGTCCGCGCGCCTTGCACCTTCCGCCGCGCGCGGTGGTGCGATCAAACGTGAAAAAGTTGACGTCATTGAAGTCGAATATATGGATTTCGCACCTTCAGGTACCGTTTATTCAATGGCCGCCATGATCCTGAAACCGTTGACCACCGGAAGCAAGGTCAACAGAAAGTTGTCCCGCACATGACCGAAGAAACAAAACGCGTTCTTGTATATCACGACACCCAACAACAGGCCAACCGCGCGCGCAAGCCCGCCAACGGCGAAACCGTTGGTTATGCTGCGATTGCCGACTTCGACCCGGCCGTCAACGAAACTTTCGACGAAGTGATCGACCTTTCAACCAAGCCCAATCCGAAAAACACCGTGAAAAAGGGCAAAGGAAATGACGTTTGATTATTCAGCTATTGCCGCAACGGCCACCGCGCAAATCGCCGACAAGGGGCGTGACGTCCAAATCGTTTATAAAACCGAAGGCACTTATAGCCCCACTACTGACGCAATAACCGGTGAATCCGAAGACACCGTGACGGTTCGCGCGTTGGTGACGAACTTCAACAAGCGCGACGTTGCCGCCGGATTAGTCGAAGCGAACGACCTACAGGTTATGATCGCGGCCGCCGGTATCACCAAGCCCAAAACAGGCGACAAGGTGCTGGACGGCGAAGAATTCAGGGTTGTGACCGTCACGGAAATCAAACCGGGCGGGACGGCGATTCTTTATAAATTACAGGTGCGGAAGGGTTGATCATGGTCGGAACGGTTTCAGGTGTGATTTTTAACGAACGCGGATCGGACATTGACATTCAGTTGGTGCGCGGGTCTTCGATCGATTTTTCGATTGTTTGGGGCGGTGCCGACGATCCGGTTGACGTGACAGGCTTCACCGCCAACCTTCAGGTCAAAGCCGCCACCACTGACGCGTCAGCGGCTTTCGAATTTAAGAACGCTAACAGTCGCGTGACAATCGGCGGTGTGAACGGTTTGATTAATTTCACCATGACCGCCGCCGACAGCGCGTTGTTGACGCTTGGTAATTATGTTTACGCTTTGGAAGTTGTGGGCGCGGCAAGTAAAAACATGTTGGTCATGTCGGGCAAATTAAAAGTTATTGCGGGGGTGGTGTAAATGACTGAAGTTTCATTAAATTCGACCACTTTTAACGTTGACATTGTGACGACCGACATTGTTTTGGAAATCGGTCAACGCGCGGTTACTGAAGGCGGGGGCGGGGGCGGTGTTAGTGTCCATAGCGATCTGACAGGGCTTGCTGAAGATGACCATGCGCAATATCACAATAACGCCCGGGGCGACGCGCGTTATTCACAATTAGGTCATACGCACACCGCTTCAGAAATAACCGATTTTTCCACCGCCGCCGACGCGCGAATCACTTTGCAAAAAGGCGCGGCTTTGGGGTTGGCGCCACTTGATTCGGGAAGTAAAATCGCCGCCGTATATCTTCCGGCTTATGTCGATGACGTGTTGGAATATGCCGATCTTGCCGCGTTTCCCGGCACGGGAACGACCGGCACAATATATGTCACATTGGACACCAATAAAAGCTATAGGTGGTCGGGTTCGACTTATGTCGAAATTTCACCTTCACCGGGAAGCACGGATTCAGTTACAGAAGGTTCAACGAATCTTTATTTCACCACCGTGCGCGCCATTGCTTCACTTTTGACAGGATTCACGGCCGGGGCTGGTGTTGTTTCGGCGGCTGATTCTATATTACAAGCGATTCAAAAAATTGTTGGAAATATTGCCGCGCTTGTCCCCTATACCGGCGCAACAACCAATGTTGATCTGGGCGCATACAAACTAACCTCTACCGGCCTCCTTTCTAATGCAAGGGCCGAAATAACGAACACAACGCCACTAAACGACACAACTGTTGGGCTTAACGTAGTGGGTGGTTCGGGCCACCTTCAAAGGTGGTATGCTGGCACAAGCTCACCAAGGATGCGGCTGACAAACACGGGCTTTCTATATGTCGGCACTAGCGATTCTGTAACACCCGATTCAATGCTAGAGGCTCATGCAAAAAACGCCGGCACGACTTGTCTGGTTCTTCGCGGGTTTGGGACGTATGACACGCATTACATGCGAATTAAGGACAGTGGCGGCGCTACCATTGCCTGCTTTGATTACCGTGGGTATTATGGCTTTGGCACTACCACGCCTTCCGCCCCCATCCATATCATTAAAACCACTGAGCAACAACGGCTTGGTTATAGTGAATCCGTCTATTCTACGACCACTGTTTCGTCAACGGGTGTGGTGACATTTGATGCGGAAGGGGCGAATGCCGGGTTTACGTTTAACGAAAAAATCACCAACACGTTACCGTTAAAAATGAAAAGTTATACAGTCGCCACCCTACCGGCCGGAACCGAAGGCGACGAAGCTTATGTGACGGACGCAACGTCGCCGACTTATTTGGGGGCGTTGACCGGCGGCGGTTCTGTAAAATGTCCTGTATTCTATAACGGCTCGGTTTGGGTTTCACATTAAATGACAGATTTTGACGCACAATTGGAAAAAGCCTATCAGGTCAAGGTCATCCAAAACCTTGAAAAGACCGTCCGCGCCGTCGCGCTCGTCGTTGACGCCGAACTGGTCAACATGACCCCTGTTGACACAGGGCGCGCGCGATCAAACTGGAACCCGTCGCTGAATGTTCCTGACGGCACGATCCGCGAACCCGGTCAGAAAAAATCAATCGACCCGATCGCGTCGGCATATAAAATCACTGACACCATTTTAATTTCAAACAATTTGCCGTATATTAAACCACTTAACAACGGCAGTTCAAAACAAGCCCCGGCGGGATTCGTTGACGCCGCGCTGGCAAAAGGAAAAAGGGCGGTGAAGAAATGAATTTTATTCAGGCTGAAGCGGAAATTCGGAAGTTCTTCAATGACGCGTGGAATGACGCGACGGAAATCGCTTGGCCTGATTTAAAATTCACTATACCGGACAGCGAAAATTGGGTAAGATTCGATTGCACTGAAAACGACGGCGAACAGGTTTCTATGGGAAGCCCCGGTTCGAATCGTTTCAGGCATTACGGAATTGTGACCATTCAGGTGTTCGCACCGCAAGACCAAGGGTCTGTTGACGCAAGACAACTGGCAACCGACGCGTTAGGCGTGTTTATGGGAGCCGTGACGACCAACGGCGTCTATTTTTATGACGTCCAAGGTCGGCAAATTGGTAATGACGGGAACGGGTTTTATCAAATAAACGTCGTCGCGTCGTTCTATTATGACGAAATAACATAAACCCGAAAGGACAACTAAAAATGGATAGTTCACAAACCCGCCTTGCCTACATCGTCGAATCGACGTATGGCACCACCCCGGCAACCCCGGCTTTTCTGAATCAGCGTTTTGTTTCCGAAAGCATGAACGCCAACATTGAAAACGAAACCAGCAACGAAATTCGTTCGGATCGCAACGTCACCGATTTGATTCAGGTTGGCGCGGACGCCGGCGGTTCGGTCGATTTCGAACTGTCTTATGGTTCGTTTGACGCATGGCTTGAAAGCCTTATGTTCGGCGCGTGGTCTTCAAACATTTTAAAGAACGGAAACACACAAAAGTCGTTCACGATTGAAAAAACCTTCGAAGGTGGCGCAACCGATCAATATCACCGTTTCACCGGTTGCGTTGCGAACTCGCTGTCGCTTGCGATTCAGGCAAAAAAGGTTGTCACCGGAACGTTCGATTTTCTGGCGAAGGGTGCGACCACCGCGCAAGCAATCATTGCGTCCGCAACCTACACCGCCGCAAATTCGAACCCTGTGATCAACGCGGCCGCAAACTTCGCGTCGTTCAGCATGTCAGGCGTGACCAGCCCCGAACTTATGTCGCTGAACCTGAAGGTGACGAACAACCTTCGTCGTCAATCGGTCGTCGGTTCTCTCGACGCGCGCGGCGTCGGCACTGGTCGTTTTGAAGTAACAGGCGAAGCGGTCATGTATTTCACGAACGCGACGCTTTATGACCTGTTCCTTGCCGGCACGGCTTCAACCCTGTTGTTCACGATCGGCGGTGCTTCGTCCAAAAACTACGCGTTTGAAATCGCAAACCTGAAGTTCGAAAAGGCTGAAATTGTCGCAGGTGGAAACGATCAAGACGTCATGGCGAAGGTGTCGTTCCGGGGTCTTTACGACAACACCGACAACACGCTGAAAATCACCCGCACACCGTAACCGGTTCAACAGCTTCCGAAAGGAAGGACGGGCGGCCGGTGATTGGGCGGCCGCCCGTTTTATTAAACGCCCGATCAAAACCCCAATCGAAGGAACACCGCTATGACCAAAGCCAAAACACCGACCAAAACCGCGAAGGCAACCAGCCCTTACGACCTGTTCAAGAACAACGAAAACTTGGAAGCCGGCGAAGGCGTAACGCTTCAATATCCCGGCTTTTCGATCACGATCCACCGCGCCGGCGGTTCGAACAAACGCTTCGCGCAAATCCTGTCGGCCAAAATGAAACCGCACCGCCACCAATACGAACGCGGAATTTTGGACGACGAAACCAGCCGTCGCATTTTGCTTGAATCCTACGCGGAAGGCGTGATCGTCGGTTGGAAAGACGTCAAAGACGCCGAAGGTAAAGTCATGGCGTTCACCAAGGAAAACGTCGTCAAACTGTTTTCAGATTTGCCCGATCTGTTCAACGACGTGAAACAGCAAGCCGAAAACGTTTCGCTGTTTCGCGAGGAAGAAGAAAAGGCCGACATAAAAAATTGACTGACGTCCTTTCATGGTCAAGGGAATGGGGCAAACACATTGACAAATTGACTGATCTTGCCGAATCCGGCGTGTCGGTCAAAGCGTTAGAAAATCGCCCCGTTCTTTTGCCCGGTCTGGACGTCTTCCTGAAGGCTTATGACGATTTGACTTATGATCGCCCGGTCGGTTTCGGCGTTGGTTCGATTCCTTGGTCGTCGATCATAAAATGGTGTCAGTTAAATGGTATGCATGATATAAATGACATGGATTCGTGTATTAGGTACATTCGAAAACTTGAACAGGTTGATCATGAAATAACCGAACGAAAAAAGGGTGCGACAAATGGCTGACGCTGAAATTGTTGTTGGTATTAGAGGCGACACGCAAGGCGGGAAGACCGTTCAACGCACCCTTGACGACATTTCTTCGTCGGGCAAAAAAGCGACGCAAGGAACCCGGGAACTGGAAAATCAAATGAAGTCGCTGGACAGCGTCGGCCGTTCGCTTTCGACGGTGCTGAAGGGTGTTGTCGCGGCTTTCGGTTTGCGCGAATTGCAGCAAACGGCCGACGGTTACACCAACATTCAAAATCGCCTGAAACTGGTCACTGGCAACGCTTCCGAATTGTTGGGCGTGACCAAGGAACTGTTCGCCATTTCGAACGAAACCCGGAATTCATTCACGGCGACGGCGGAAGTTTACGCCCGCACCGCGCTTGCCACCAAAGATTTGGGCCTTTCGCAACGCGACACGCTGGC